GCTGGTGGTAAAATAAGTGATGTTGCAACAACTTCTTCAGACGCTACAAGAAAAGAACGCGAGAGACAGCAGTATCTTAAGTCTTTGAAAGAGTCAAATGAAGTTTTAAATACTCTTAAAAAAGTTAGGAAAGAAAGTATTAAAGAATCTAACTTAAACATAAATGGAAAAAATATTATTATAAATAATACAATAGCAGAAAAAATACTTTATGTGTATGAAAATCTCAATTCAGCCAATAAGGTAAAAATGAGAGAAATGTTGTCAGAGAGTGTTGACTCATTTAAAAAAGTAGTTAATTTCGTAGCAAGGCAGTAAAATGGCAAATTTATTAAGAGAACAAAGATTAGTCGATAATAATAAGCGAGCATTGATCAAGTTTGTTTATAACATTGATACCGCTGCTTCTAATGTTAGACTTGTAGATGCATCTAATCTGAATTTGGCATTGAATGCTAATGGTTTTATAATGACTTCAAATGTGCATCCAAAGTCTACATATAGAACAACCATTAAAAGAATGTTTGGTACAGCCAAAGCAAATGGATACATTAAACTTCAGTGGGAAGGTGATTCCAATTCTGAAATCGTAACATTTGGTTCAGGTTCTTTTGATTATTCATTTGATCCTATGGGTGACGGCGCGGTTATTAATAATCCAGAAGCAAACGCCTCTGGTGATATTCTCATATCTGTTATAACACCTTCAAGTGCTGATACACTAACACTTTTTGTAGATTTACGTAAAGACAGTAGAGATTACGATGCTGGTCAAACAGCCGATCCTGTAGCATTTAATAGAGGACCTGCGGCATACAAATGAGCAAATTACTAGACGAAATCACTAATAAAAATTTTGAAGAAGCCAATAAAACTCTAGAAGAAAACTTCAAAGTTATTCTAGAAGAGAAAATGCATGAAATGAAGAAAATGTATGCTGCTAAGATGGGTGAACAAAACACTCATGCAGAGCGAATGAAGCGTCTTAGAATGGACGTACTTGAAGAAGAAGATGAGGCTTCAGAAGAAAGTTCGATGGCCCGTTCAGAACTTCAGGCCATCACAAAAGATGTAAAAACTATTATGTCTAAGATAAAAGGCAACAAAGAACTTGAAGCCTGGACACAATCAAAGATTACAAAAGCAGCCGACTATATGAATGCTGTAGCCGATTACATGGAAAATGAAAAACTTGATGAGGCCACTCGCGTAGGAATAGTTAAGATTCGCGTTCGAGGTGGTAAGGTACAGCGTCGTAAGAAAGTATCAAATGTTCCTGGTATGACTTTCAGAGCAGGAAAACTTCAAAGAATGTCACCAGCAGAACGTCGCCGCCGTAAACTTGGTGCTAAAAAGGCAGCCCGAAAGTCAAAGGCTAAAAAATTTCAAGCATTACGTAAAAGAAAACTATCAATTCAAAAGAGACAGAGATTGGGCGGTTAAATGAAACTTATAGCCGAAGAAGTACTAGACGTTCAATATCTAGTAGAGAGAAACGAAAAGACAGGCGAAAAAGAATATGCCATTGAAGGCATTTTCATGCAGGCCGAAAAGAAGAATAGAAATGGTCGCATATATCCAATGCATGTTCTTAACAAAGAGGTGCAGAGATATAATCAAGACTATGTAAACAAGAATCGTGCTTTTGGTGAACTTGGGCATCCAGATAGCCCAACCATCAACCTAGATCGTGTATCACACATGATCACTAAGCTTTATCCAGATGGAAATAATATCATGGGTAAGGCTAAAATACTGGATACTCCTAATGGCAAAATTGTGAAGAGTTTGTTAGACGGAGGAGCTAGTCTTGGTGTGTCAACGAGAGGCGTAGGGTCTCTTAAGCCACACAACGGGTATCAACTCGTTCAGGACGATTTTCATCTTGCTACAGCAGCAGATATCGTCGCCGACCCTTCAGCACCAGAGGCCTTTGTAAGAGGTATTATGGAAGATGCTGAATGGGTTCTCACTGCAAAAGGCTGGATGCCTGTGCATCACGAAAGAGCTAAGAAGCTTATTAAAGAGGCTTCTAGAAACGAAATTGAGGATGTAGCTCTTAAAGTTTGGCATAATTTCCTCTCGAAACTTTAATTATTATAAATAATACAGAAAAAGGAGTATTCTAATATGGGAAAGAGTTTAACAGAAGTAGCAAAGCAGATTATTTCAGAATCAAACGATTCTGGTCCAGATCGCGATGCTAAGAAGTCAACACCTAATGCTGCTACCCTACGTCCAAATTCAAAGGGCGCAGAAAGTCGTTTTTCTACACCAGGTTCTTCAGCTCCTTCAACTGGTGCTGTAGACTTAGGTTCAGCTCCAGTTAAGCCAGGTGAAGGTGAGAACATGGGTGCAAAGGCTGCTGGTGGTCAGAAGAAGGATACAACTGTAAAGCAGTCTGTTCCTGCTGAGAAGTCTAAGAAGCAGGAAGAAGTAATGGAAGAAGAGTTCGAAATTTCTGAAGAGCTAGAGTCTTTCATCGAAGAAATGGTTGCAGAAGGTTATTCAGAAGAAGAGATTGCAGAAGCTATCGAGGAAAACTTTGAATTAGTTTCTGAAGATGTTGAAGAACTTTCAGAAGAAGAAGAGTATCAGATTGATATGTCTGAAGCTGTTGAAGCCCTTCTTGAAGGTGAAAACCTTTCAGAAGAATTTAAGGAAAAAGCAAAGACAATCTTCGAAGCTGCTGTTATCGAAAGAGTAAATGCAGAGATTGCAAATCTTGAAGAAGCATATGCAGAAGTTCTAGAAGAGCAAGTACAAGAAATTAAAGAAGAACTTTCTTCAAATGTAGACGATTATCTTAACTACGTTGTTGAGCAGTGGGTTGCCGAGAACGAAGTTGCTATTGAAGCTGGTCTTCGTACAGAACTAACAGAAGAGTTCATATCAGGTCTTCGTCAGCTATTTGCTGAACACTACATTGATATTCCTGAAGATAAGGTTTCTGTAGTTGAAGAAATGGCATCAAAAGTTTCTGAACTTGAAGATAAGTTGAATGAAGAGATTGAACGTAATGTGGCTCTAAACAAGATGATCAATGAGTCAACACAGAATGATATTCTAACTAATGCATGTGAAGGTCTTACTACCACACAGGCTGAAAAGTTAAAGTCTCTTTCAGAGGGTATTGAATTTACATCTCCTGCTGAGTATTCACAGAAGATTAATATTCTAAGAGAAAGCTATTTCAATTCATCAGTTAAGACAGAAAATGTTCTTGATAACAATGATGTAGAACAAGACGGTAAAGGCATGATTTCTGAGGGACTTCAGGGACCAATGGCCAATTACGTTAGAGTTCTTGGTAAAAAGCTTCCAAATTAATAGAATTATAAATAGTAATACGGATTAAAAAACGTAAGATTTCAAAAGGAGTATTTAAATGTATCTTACAGAACAACTAGAAAACAAGTGGTCTCCGGTTCTTGATTTTGATGGTCTTCCAAAGATCAAGGATCCATACCGCCGTGCAGTTACAGCAATGATTCTTGAAAACCAGGAACGTGCTATGGCTGAAGAAGGTCGTCTTCTTAATGAAGCAGCACCTGCTAACGCTGGTTTCTCACCAGCTTCAGCACCAGGTGGTGGTACTTCAGCAGTAGCCGGCTACGACCCAATTCTTATCTCGCTCGTTCGTCGTGCGCTTCCTAACCTCATTGCTTATGATATCTGCGGCGTTCAGCCAATGACAGGTCCAACAGGCCTTATCTTCGCAATGAAGTCACGTTATGGTTCACAGGGCGGTGCAGAAGCTCTCTTCAACGAAGCTAACACAGCATTTGCTTCACAGAATGCCGCTTTTGGTCTTTCTGGTGTTGGTTCACAGCCAGCTGGCAATACAAACCCTGTTCTCAACCTTGCTGACTCAGGTTCATATGTTGTTGGTAAGGGTATGACAACAGCCCAGGCTGAAGCTCTCGGCGATTCTGCTGCTAACGGCTTCGGTGAGATGGCATTCTCAATCGATAAGGTTACTGTAACTGCTCGTAGCCGTGCGCTAAAGGCAGAGTACACAATGGAACTCGCTCAGGACCTTAAGGCAGTTCACGGCCTTGATGCTGAGACAGAGCTTGCAAACATCCTCTCAACAGAAATCCTTGCTGAAATCAACAGAGAAGTTGTTCGTACAATCTATCGTTCAGCCACACTCGGCGCTGCATACGGTGTAACAACTGCTGGTACATTCGACCTTGACACAGACTCAAACGGCCGTTGGTCAGTTGAAAAGTTCAAGGGTCTTGTATTCCAGATTGAGCGTGAAGCTAACGCTATCGC